CTCGCCTGACCTCTGCGTCCTCCACGCATGGCGTTCCATGATGTTCTTCTCATGGATTTTCCTCGGGCCCACGACCGTTTCTTTGTGAGGGAAGATCTCCTTCCAGTAGTTCCTTTGAGGACCACGCTGGTAAATCTTCGACTCACGGTCGAGCTGTTCACGATACAGCTTTAGCTCCCTCTGCTCAAACTTTGTTCCCTGATCGGGACCTGGCAAGAAGTCAACAGGACCACTAACCTTACGAGGAAGATCATACCTCGAAAAGAAATCACAATGCAAATGTTCAGCATATGTGAGCGGTCCCTCTTTCCTGTACAGGCCAAAGCCACCCAAACTGGGTGGAACATCCAGGAGCAACGGTCGCGGAGCGCGACCAGCTGCATGTAAAACGGCTCCTGCCAACCTCAACCGGCGGTAGAGAACCTCAAGACTCCGAGAACGGAAGGGTTCAGGGAGCGTCTCCATCGCCTCTTCGGCATACCGTTGGTCCAAGTCGAGTGTCATCGGGTCGTAGTCATTACACTGCTCGACCCCTTTTCCCATTTGATGAAGATAGCCGAAATTCACAAATGGCGTCGGCGAATAATCGAACCTAACGTCAAATTGGCCCTCATCGGAGAGATCTTCGTTCACGTAGTAAGTAGTTGAGTTAATCTGTACAAACTCACCACTGAAGAAAGACTTCCCTGGAGAAAGTTCCCACCCAACTGTCCCGACCAGCTTTACCCACTCCGCATAGATCTGATCGTCCATACGTGCGGCAAAATCGTCTCCATTCACCAACATCGGTAGCTCATCTAGACGGAATGTTCGATGAGTCGCGCGCTCATAAGCGGCACGACCCACGGCTGCGTTTATGATACAAAGCACGGGAAAACTTGGTGGAGAGCCCATCAACTGTCCAATTGCCTGCATTCCGCCTTCGCCTGATAGGCGAGCCATGTGGGGGCAGCCCCCGGGCTTTACGATGTACTGGGGCCCTAAGGCCTTCTCCAGCAAAAGGTGATGCTCTAAAGAGAAGAGAGTCTGGTACACAGCGCGAGTCAACTTTAAATTAATCGAGTTGGTCGCTCCCTTATAATCACCGGAACAGAACTTTTTCCAGTGTGGGTACTCAGTCGCCAATCGGCTAAGAGTAGCGCTTATTGTGTCAAAACAGACTTCCTCCCCAGTGAGCCGAAAGACGCCAAACTGGCCAAGGCTCTTCCACATCACGTCCTGAAAAGGCTTAAGTAGACTGTAAAGATCAGGTTCGCCTTTCGTGATCAGACGAACCTTCAGCGGCTCATAAATAGGAGCAAGCTGAACGGTCCAACAATAGCCAGGATCCACCTCTCGGAAGCGGTTATAAGCATCGCTCCAAAGTTCTTGATAGGGGTAGATCCACTCCCGCACCTCCTTGGGCTGCGAGAACCGCTCGGCGATGGTTGAGAAGCCAATAAACTCCTCTGAAAAAACCATCACGGGGTACTTGATAAATCTCTTACGAAAGAGATCACCCTCGACCCCCCCCAAAGCAATCGGGGCGAGCAGTCCTGCACGATTCGAGAAGCGGTATCCAGGACGGATTTCCGGTTCCAAAGTCCTCCACTGTGCCACCTCGGCCGCCGTGCGCCGCACCTCATCTTCGAGGTACTCAAAACGCCTCGGCTTCCGTTTATCCGTAGTCGATGGACTGCTCATTTCTTTAATGAACTTGTCCATTTCCTTATCGACCTCGGCCTCACGC